CGTAATCACGATTAGATACAGACAAATCTACCTCACCACATCTAGTATTACCGTCATTAAGATATTCGTTTCTAGGATATGCTGGCTCCATAAACAAAGCCATAAAAAATAGTAATACTATAAGTATTGCTGTAAATTTGTAGTTCATCCTGGCAATCTCCATAGTTCATCCTAATAGTTTATTTCTCTATTTAAATCCTTTATGTCGTATTCCATCTGTCTAACTTTATCAGCCAAGACTTCGTATAAATTTTCTGCCATCTCCCAGGTCCCCTCAGCTCTTTCTAATTTTGCAATAACTGTATTTACATTGTCAGTTAATACTTTCATATCTCTTTGAATATTTTCTAGTTCCATGGTTTTTAATTCATGTATCTCTGCTTGGTTTGCATTGATGGTATCTGTTAGATTAACAATGTACTTAACACCAGTAAATGTTCCGACTAGCACTGAGGCTACTACTGGTACCATGACTATATTTTTTTTTAATAAATCAGCTAGATTCATTTTTCTTTTCCTCTATCTCGTAGAAGAAATTGTCAGTGTCTTCGGTTCTCCACTGCTGCGTGTCCTCTACGTTCCAATAATTTGTTTGTACTTTCCAGTCAGGAGTTTGGTCCTTAACTGTGAAAGATGGTATGTCCCAAATCAATCTATTGTTGGGCTGGGCAGCATAGTTACCGTCGTTTAACGCTAACACATGAGCGCACTTATGTTCGTGCGGGATCTCAGAATGATCAGTATCTAGTATATTAGGCTCTGGGTGTGCAAAGTCAACCGTAAATAAATATTTACCCCAATGCCATTTTTTATCTTTACCTATGTATTTGCCAGATTGTGCTTCTAAAATATCCCAACTAGTAATAGCAGGATAATAACTAAAAGAATTCCAAAGCTGTAATTCATCAAGTCTTTTGATTGGTACGTCTTCGACTTTGAAACCACGTTGAATAAACGCGCTAATTGGCAGGCGATAAAAGACTGCGCCGTTTTCCATGATCGCATGAAATAAGAGCGCACGACCTGTAATGCAGGTAACACCGAAGATGATACAGTCTTCAACTTCGCCTTTATGTTGTTTAAGATCATATAAAAACTCCCTTCTTATTTGAGCGTATTCTACAGGAATATTTGCATTTAAGTAAGCCATAATTTATCATTTTATTGTACCCCAATTTGGTCCAGATTCATAGTCCACCTTATTAGGTACTTCTAAGTCTACTGCTGATTCCATTATTTCTTTTATCTTATCAGCATTATTTTCTACAGATATATCAAGTTCATCATGCACTTGTATATGTGGTGTGATGCCTTCTTTATATAGTTCTATCATAGCTTTCTTTGTCATGTCGGCTGCCGATCCTTGTATCAATCTATTCAAAGCCTTGTATGTGTATGCTCTTCTAATCCCTGGTCCGTGTTCCTCGAGCGCTGCATCATGAGGCAATGGCTTATGTATACCAAACTGATTCGGTTCCCATAAATGAAATCTACACGCTCTACCAAGAAGAGTTCTTATTTTACCTCTACTCTGTGCACGTTGCATGACATTGTCCATTAGTTGTTTTACAAACGGCACACGTGAATGATACTGTCTAAATAAACTTTCAGCTTTTTCTTTGTTAATACCCAGTTCAGCTTGTAATTTATTTTTACCCATACCATAGAACAGACCAAGGTTTATAGTCTTGGCCTGCTCTCTTGGTATCTCTGCCATCTCGGCAACAATCTGATGAAAGTCCACATCAGTATCCTGATATGCATCCAATACGTCGCCCACTCCATAGAGATTCTGTAATGCTGCGTAATGTACAACAAGTCTTGGTTCTTGTTGACTGTAGTCAAACACACCCCACTTACAACCTTCTTCAGGTATGAATAAACTTCTGATTAGTGGTCCAAGTTCTTTGTTTCGTGCAGGTATTTGTTGTAGGTTCGGGTTACTATAACTAAACCTACCGGTTACTGTGCCACCACTATCTGATCTAAGTTGGTTTATCTCAGCATGTATTCGTCCTTTATGTTGATGTTTTAATATGGTATCTATAAATGTAGTATGAGCTTTATTTATTTCACGAGCTCTAGCAATTAATTTAACCATTGGATGTTGATGGTTTTGTAAAAAGTTTTTAGTAAAAGATGGAGAATTTGTTTTTTCAGTTCGGTCAAAAGGTAGGCGAAGTTTTTCAAAGACTTGCGCAATCGATCGAGCAGCCCATATTTGGGTATCTACTCCTGTTTCTGTTTTTACTTTTTGCAGGCATTCTTTTTCTTCTGTTAGTAGTTTGTCTTTTAATTGATTCGCTCCTTCAACGTCTACTCGAACACCTAAAAATCGCATATCGACGAGGCAAGGAAAAAGTTCGGTCTCTAGTTTAAATATATCTTCTATGTCTTGTGCGTAGATTTCTTTTTTCATTTCCTCCCATAATTCTAAAGTCATCTCTGCATCTCGCTCTGCATATTCACCCACATACATCGCAGGTAGTTTATACATCTCAGACTTAGGATCTATACCCCAAAGCTCTGCTGTTTCTTTCAATACAGCCTCATTTTTGCCTCTTCCAAGGTAATCCCTACCCATGGAGCCTAAATCGTATCTAAAGCGATTCTCGTCCACGAGAGAGCCAGCAATCATGGTATCTACTATCTCACCATTAATTTTAAGTCCTGCGGCCCTAATAAAACATACATCGTACATAGCGTTGTGAAATATTTTTCTAGCTGGCGAGTTTAGAATGGTTCTAAAGTAGTCCATTACTATTTTCTTATCCATATTACCACCACCCTCGTGTGCTATTGGGTAATATCCAGACCAATCTTTTACAGCTAATGCAATTCCCACTATCTCTGCTTTACCTGTAATAGATCCAGATCCCATAGCTTTTAACTCTGGGTCCTTTGTTTCTAAGTCTATAGATATTTCATCGTACTTAGATAAGTCTGGAAAAGATTCTGGTGGTAGCCACTCTGTTTGAGGACTAAACATTGGTTTCTGTATCATGAGTAATCTCTCTCTAATATCATTTCTAAATAATGTATTGCTTTTCTTATGTCTTGTTCCTTACCTTTTACTGAATGTCTACAAATATATTTTATAGCATTACCCTCCGCAAATAATAATTTGTTTTCATTAATAAACTCTGCAGGTTGTATTTTCATGTTACGGTAATGTTTGCCACCTACCTGCTCTTCTAAAGAACTGTATGCAGTTCCTTTAAACATATCTTTGTCTGTCATATACTATATCCTTTGTATTCCTGTTTTGGTGATATGATATGTAAATGTTCCTTGGTTCGTGTTGCACCAACATAGAACAATCTATTCTCATCATCTGGGTTTTTTTCGTATGCTTTCATCGTGTTCTCACTCAAGTCTGTTAACAACACAACGTTTTGTGATTCACCACCTTTTGCACCATGTATGGTTGACAAAGTTATTCGTGGTTCCTCGTTTAGTTTCTCTCCATTCTTTCTCATCTTTCTTAAATATTCTACATCTCTACTAGGTGCATCATCAAAAGCTTGATACCAAACTGCATTAGTATCTACTTTTAAACCATAATCTTTTTTTAATGTAGCAATATCGTAAGATGCATCTTTTAACATACCTTTTAGTTTTGTTTTGTCTGTATTATTTTTCATGTATCCATAAATTCTTTCTACTTGTTTGTACATCATAGGTTGACCTTTACGTAAGTTCTCCCAGTCTTGTGCTGCGTAATGTAATTCTTGTTCTTTTGTTTTTTTAAATTTGTTTCTGTAATACAAACCATTTCTATACAACGTATCTTCTAATTCATTTAACATGTATTTAGTTCTAGCCATAATTAACCATTCACCTGATGTCATATCTATTTGTTCAAAGTCATCATATCTAGATAGAGATCCTTGATGTGTTTTTGGTTTCCAAGATTTATCTATTCTATTTCTAACTTTGTTAATCACATTCATAGCAACATTATGCACCATTGCTGGTATTCTATGTGATTGTGTAAGAGGCATCATCAAACCTTTTTGTGCAATAAAAGAATCTACATCTGCACCTGCCCATCTAAATATTGCTTGGTCATCGTCACCTGCAATAAAAGAATCTGTTGTTTTATTCCAAATACTTTTTGCCATATCCCACTGCATTAATGATAGATCTTGTGCTTCATCTATAAATACTACATCAAACTTTG